AACTCTGCATACAATCCATCTCTACTACCATTTCCAGATTTTAACAAATCTGCATAATCAATAATAATAAGTTGTGGATTAAAACCAATTTGTCTCATCTTCTCAACGTGAGCAGATAAGGTTTTAGCTGATGCAAATTGTGGTGGGTAGTATTTAATACGAACTCTACCAGGAACTGCTTTAATTTTTCTGATTACCTCTTCTTTTCTATCCTTATGTTCGGATGTTCCAATGTTTGTAAGGATAGTAGTATATCTTTGTCCTACATAACTTTCAGATAATTCTAATGTATAATGTAATACATCGATTCCTCTTTGTAATGCCGAACACGCTATCTTTGATAAGAACCAACTCTTTCCGATACCAGACGGAGCCATTACAACTCCTAATTCTCCTGGTCCTAATCCACCATCCATTAGTTCATCAATTACATCCCAACCGGTAGGAACTGAGTCTCTTTTTACATCCTCCATAATCAATTCAAAGTTTTCAATATAATCTAAACCTAAATCGGATTCAACACCTACTTTGGATGCGGCTGTCATAGTATCAATAATTCTATCGTATTGACCTAACTTTAATAATTCTACGGATTTTAAAAGAGCTTCTTTTACTTTTTGATTCTTAGCAAATGTAAGGTATTCGTTTTTAACATAAGGTAAATCATTTGCCTCCATTTGTTGATACACACTTTTAAGTTGTTCAACAATGGTTTGTTTTAATCCTTTATCCTCAACTGTACCAACTTTGATTTTGAAAACCTCCATTGTTGGTACTGCACGATATTCACCAAAGTAATCAATTACTTCGTTTATAATCCATTTATTTGCTTCGGATTCAAAGAATGCAGCTTTGGTGATTTCACTTACCTGCTCTAAAAACTTTACATCTGATATAAGAGAAGCAACTACTTTAGATTGATACGATTGTCCATACTTTACCAATGTATCTACTGCTTCCATTATTTATTTTTTTTCTTTCTTGCTAATCTCTTCTCCTCAATCGATAATTCAGCTACGTCGGTAGCCTGGTCGGAGCTTGGTCGGGGGTTAGTCGGTTTACGAAGTGCTTTCCATTCTGATTTAGGAACGAACACCCAACCGTATTGTAATACTTTTAAATCTGCTTCTTCTTCTTTTACTCTGCGGATTTCTCCTTCTTTACTTTTGATACACTTCATCTGTTCCGTGTTTTGTTTAAATTATTTAACTACCATTAAAATTTCTGATTCTCTTAATAAGATGTATTTGTTACCACCCACTTTAATCTCCAATCCTTGATGGTATGGTGGAATGATTACTTCATCACCTACTTCTAAATTCATTGGAATCAATGTTCCAGATTGTGTGTAAATACCAGGTCCTACTGATTCTACCTTTGCTCTTTTAATATCCTCATTCTTAACCGAGTCTGGGATAATAATACCACCTGCTGTCTGTGAAACCTCTGATTCTAATTCCGTTAAAAGAACTCTATCTCCTAACGGTTTTGCTAATCTTTCTTCTGCCATTTGTTTTAAAATTTTGAAATGTGTAAAAATGTACTTTGTAACCAATCGGTTATGTTAGGGAATGCATCTAACACTTTATGCTTTAATCCCAATTTTAAGAAACCTTGTTTATCAAACTTAACAGTATTTTCGTTGTATCTATCTATAATCTTCATACGAATAGTACCACTAAATTCTGGTTCTGATAATTGCATCAATTTACGATTTCTTTTTAATATTTCCAAGTTATTTTCAAATAAATCGTAAGCTTTTGTTTTCTTTGGTTGCTTTTTGATAAATTCTAATAAAGATTCAGTAGTTTGAACTACTTCTTCTGTTAATATTGGAAAGTTTTTTATAATTGTTTTTAACCCTAATCCAGGTAAACCATTTAAATTATCAGATTTATCACCATCAATCATTCTGAAATTGATAAAGTTATGTGGATGGATTCCGAACTCTTCTACCACTTCTGGTATATTGTAGATTTTCTTTTTAGATGGTGAATAAACACTCACATCTTTATTTACCAATTGTAAGAAATCTTTATCGGAACTCATTATCACAACCTTCTCATCTTCTTTTTTTAATTGAGTAGTGATATAAGCAATAACATCGTCAGCTTCGATTCCATCATAAATCATAATGGATACTGGTAAAGAAGACAGTAATTCACCCAATCCGAACATTTGTCGTCTCATTGATTCACTTTCTTCTTCTTGATTCATTTCAACAGATGCAGCACGATTCAATCTCATTTTGATTTTGTTCTTGCCTCTATCTGCTTTGTAACCAGAGTATATATCTTGTCTGCTTTTGTTACCACCTTTACCATCAAATACAATGATACATCGGGTAGGATTGATTGTACGGATTGCGTAGCCGATACTTTTTAAAGTACCGACTATGCCTCCGATGTGGTCTCCATTATCGTTAAGATTTGGAGCAGTTGACCAAGAACGAATGAAGGTATTAAGACCATCAATAATCAATGTTTTGGAGTTACGATGTAAATCACCAAATTCATTATGTTCTTTATCTATTTGTTTTAGTATATCTAAATACCGTTTGTTAATCTGACTCATTGCCTTCATCCGTTGTTATTTCAACTTCCTCTGATGCTGATGTTTTATATTGTAAAATAGTTGCTTCGCAGATTCTACGATAGATTTGGTCTTTTAAATCCTCATCTTCTAAAATAGATACGAAGTCTTTTGCTTGGAATTTAATTTCCTCCCCTGATTCAATATCAGTATATGTGTACCATGCACCACCTTGTTTTACCAATTTAGCATCTTTCATAACTGAAATCCAACCACCGTAATTATCAATACCTCTATCAAAGAAAATATCAAAATCTGCGTGTCTCAAAGGAGGTCCCATTCTGTTTTTGATAACCTGACAACGAACTTTAATACCTACGATTCTATCTCCTGCTTTCAATTGTCCCATATTCTTCAATCTCAATCTAACAGATGCGTGGAATGCCAATGCTTTACCACCCGATGTTGTCCACGGGTCTCCAAACATTGCGTTCATCTTCTGTCTTAATTGGTTTGTGAATACTAATGCAATAGATTGTCTACCAATCATATTGGTAATCTTTCTCATTGCCTTTGAAATGATGATTGCCTTATCAGTTGCATAACCGTCTTTATCATAATCAGCTTCCATCTCTTTCTTTGAAGATGCCGCTGCTACTGAATCTACTACGATTGTAACTAATCTATCCTTATCACCCTTACGAACTTGCTCAATAATTGTTTCACAAGCTTCAAAAATACCTTCAACGGTATCTACTGAAACATAAAGGAGTTTGGAAATGTCCACTCCAATTGCTTCTAAAAATTCTCTACTAACTGCGGTTTCGGTATCAATCAGAACTGCAACACCACCTTTACGTTGTGCTTCAGCTAATAAATGGGCAGAGAGCAGAGATTTTCCACTCTGCTCTAAACCCGTTATTTCTGTTATTCTACCAACTGGCAATCCACCATAAGGTCTGTTTGAGATTGCAACATCTAACATTGCGTTTCCCGTAGATAACCAATCTTTGACGTTTGTCGGAGCATCCGAACTATCATCGTCTAAGAAATAGGCAATCTTCCCATCCTTATTTTGTTTGTTTAGAGAATCGGCAAGTAAACTTGCTAAATCATCTTCTCTTTTTGCCATTTGTAACTAATTTTAGTTGTTAAATAAATCGTCAAATGCCGAAGTAACATCATCTTTTGTTGTTACTGCTGCTTTTGGTGCCGGTGTTGTAGGAACTTCATTATCCCAAGGTAGTGTATCTATTACTGGTTTTGATTCCGTTGCTCCACCTAAATCATGTGATACTGTTGGTTTTGGTTTTGGTGCTTCTAATTCAGCAACAACCTCATCACTATCACCATTTGCTCCCGCAGTTGGGTTTAACCAATTTTCTAATACTGATTTCAATTCTGCGTAAGATAATTCAGAATACAATTCCGTAATATCTTTTTGTGCGTTCAATAATTCAGTTACTGCTTCTGCATCTGGTAAGATTTTAGATACCGCAGGTTTAACTCTGATTGTAGTTGTTGGGTATGCTGCATTTGATTCTTCAGCAGATACTACTTCTAATACAATATCACGTCCTGTGTGTGGGTCTGTAATATCACCGTAATCAGGGTCTGCAATGTATCCTAAGATGTCCTGATAAACAGTTTTACCAAATCCCCAAAACTTAACTCCTTCACTTTCCTTACCTCTTACGATTACAGGTGCGAATGTTCTTAATTTTGGCTCCATCTTCTTACCTGCTTTCCAATCATCCGTATCACCTGTACGTTTAAGTTTTTCTGCAAACTCTACGATTGGGTCAGGTCTACCAAATGAAATTGGAGATAGATAAGTTTTGTTATTAATGTTGTAATGAAAATACAATTCGATAAAAGGATTATCCTTATTGAATTTGTAAGGTACTAAACGGATTTGAGATTTTCCGTTTGCCGGTTTCCAAATTGAATCCGATTTCTTTGTGTTTGTTTGAAGAGAGCTAAATCTCTTTAATGCTAATGAAATGTCCATTGCTTTTTTAAATTTTAAGTGTTAATAAATTGTTTTAAGTTTTAAGGTTATATCGCGATTACCTATATCTAAATATAACCTTTTTGCTTTTATTGTAACAAAGATACGAAATATTTGTTACATTTCCAAGCTTTTTTTTGCCCAATAAAAAACCTTTATTTTGCCCATTTTCCTCTTTGCACTAATTGAGCAATTACGGAATATACGGCAAGGTCTTCATAGGTATCTGCAATAGATTCACCAACCTCATCCGGTTGACCTAATACTACTAATTGTTTTAATCTGTTGATTTTATCGTTCTGTCTGAACCATAACCCTGTTAAAGATAATTTAATATCATCGTTGGTTTGTAAAGTAGTTCCTACAGAAATATTACCAGGTCCGTAGTTTCTTTGTTTCTTACAAAATGTTTCATACATCTCGTTTAAAATAACTTTGAATTCATCACAAGTTTGTGGATAAACTTCTTCGCAATATGCAATTGCTGATTGTTCTGGTTTGATTTCTGTCATAACTTATTTTTTAATACCCCACTTTTTTTCTAACATAGTATAATACCTCTGTGTTTTGTTTCCGTTATACAGAAAATACACAATGTGGATGTCTAACCACAATTCAATCTTTTTTAGTAACTGTTTCATCTGTTTTATTTATTTTGTTTTTAAGTTTTACTGCTAATGCGCACAATTCGTATTCTTCGTTTTCTTCCAAAATTTTTATATTATCATCCAACAAACCATCAAATTCATTACTTCTAATTGATAATGCTATAACAAGAATTCCTTTTACAATTATTTCTGCAAAATCTATCTTTTTTCTTTTGTTTGTTACGGCATAATTTATTGCATGAATTATTGCTTTGGCAATTTCAGTTTGGTGTTTTTCAAATAATTCGTTTGGATTATCTTCCGAAATCTGTAATGGGACGAATTTTTCTGCTTTCATTAATACAAATATACGAAAAATATTTTACTTTTCCAAATTATCTATATTAATTGCTTTAAAAACTTTTGTAGGAATTTTTTTGTATCCGTTTGAAGATGTTGTGATAATACAGTTTTTGTATTCATCCCATTCCAACTGATAAGTATTATCTAGCATACCACCTGTTTTTGATTTAACTACTTCGTTAAGTGCGTTGATGGTGTAGATTGTATTGGATTGTTTTTTTCTATGAACTAAAATCGTTTTCCATATTGAAGGAATTGCTAAAGAACCTTTTTCTACATTAAACGTAATATAAAGTTCTCCCACATTTGTTTTGCTTTCTAATACAAAAACGTTTGGATTTGTAAGTATATATTGGTTTAGAACGAATTCTAATGATTTATCTAATTCTTCTTTTGTGGTAAAAAGACATAATAACTGTGTATTCATCTATTATTAGTTTATTAACTTTACGGATAAATATAAAATTACAAACTAAAAACGATTTTATTTGGTATTTTTTCTACCATCTACTTTAGAAGCAACACAATCTCTTAAACCCTTACCTAATTTTTTCTCAACTTTTTTACTTTCACCAGATGTTCTCCAACTATCCTCTGCCAATGAAACAGTTCCATTTGGACTTGTGATTTCAATGAATCCAGTAGTTGCATTTATTTTACACTTCTTTAATAGGTGTTTATTTAATTCATCTCTTCCGTTTGTTGATTCAATATCTCCTTTAAATCCACTTAATTCTGCTAAACACCCTCTAAAATCAGCAGGTACACTATCTCTAATACCGGTTACAGCTGCCAAACTACCATCAAAGTTTTCAACCATTAAATCAAAGTGCATTGAATGAACTACGGTTGAAATATATGCTTCGGTGTGAGGACCGTTGTTTCCATCTTTATCTGGGAATCCTCTATCTTTATCAGCTTTGCCAATTTCATTTACAATATCATTGTGAACTGCAGCAATCAAATCTTTTTCATCATTTTTATTCTTAACTGCCAATGATACTGATTCTGAATTTAAATCTATATCAGGATATTTTTGTTTTATTTTTGTTACTTGAGCAAATTCACCAACTTTTGTAAGAACTTTACCAAATACTTTATAACCAACGGTTTTACCTTTTGCTTCTTCCGATTTCATATATTGTTGAGATGCCGAAAGAAGTTCTGCGTTTGATGCTTTTTGCAAATCTATACCGTTTGTTTGAGCAAATTTATTAAATTCTTTATGCTGTCTTAACGTATCCATATACGGTTTCATCTCCGCTATTTCTGTAAATTTAACAAAGTTTTCATCAATCTTCATAGATGCAAATGCTCTGTTAGTTGCCTGCTTTCCATCGTTACATCTTATAATAGCATCCTTTGAAAAAGTTATTACGGCTTCCGATACTTCTGGACCAAATTGACTTATAAGTCTATTCAACATTGGTTCAGGAGTGGTATTTGCCCACATATCTGCTAAATCGTTTCCTTTTTTATTTGTAATATGTAATACGGTAGTTCTATCATTTTTATCTTTACCGATTACCATTGTATCATGAAATCCTAATTTATCAAATGCATTGATTTCTTTTTCGTAATGTTTAACATCATCTGCATTTCCAGATTGTTTTGCTTCTTCTAATTTATCTTGCAAATGTGCGTATATAGCATCATCTTGCCCACCTTTTGTAGCATCCGATTGAACGACACGGTGTGGCTTGGATGTATCTATATTACTATTATTTCTAACCGCATGTAATGTGGCATGTGCCCCATCAAAATCTGCTTCTGCCCATTTTCTAAATGCCGGTTCGTCTTTACCAAATCCTTGTTTACCAGTATTAAACCATACTGATTTAGGGTTAGATTGTAATCTTTTTAATTCTAAATCACCCCATACTTTTCTTTGAGCAATATATGCAATCGCATCTTCCTCAGAAACACCCAATTGTTTAGAAATTTCATTAATTTTCTTTTTGTTCTCTTTTAATTTTGAAGTGATGTTTTGTTTTTCAACATCAATTGCTTCTGCGTTTGTTTCTTTAAAATTGGAGAACCCATCTGCTTGAAATTCATTTGCAGCACTTGTTAATCTTGCTTCACCATATGATGGGACCGAACCACCCATACCCGCAACACCCATATCTCTTAATGCGTTTATCTCATCAGATTTTTTAACTATTTCTGAAAAATCACCTTTGTTTAACGATTGTCTAATTGCTTCTTGACCAGAAGTTAATTTTGTTGGTTTTGTTTCAGTTGGTTCAGGAAATACACTAGCACCACCATCATTACCAAATACACTTGCACCCTGCGTAGGTTCGTTAGGTTCTGATGGTAAATTGCCACCATTATCTTTTTTAGCTTTTTCTACTTCCGAATCAGTTGGTTTATCGTGCCTATCTGGATTAAATGTTTTAACTGTATAGATGTTACCAGATGATTTACTTTTTACAACGGTATCCTCTCTAAGAATACGTTTTGGTTTTGGAGTGTTCTCCTTTATATACTTAAATACAACAGATGCTCTATCTGTAAGTTGTTGTGCAGAATCAATACCCCTTTCTCTCAAAAGTTTTACTAATATCTGTTTGTGGGATTCGTTTGTTAAATCAACAATTCCTACCTTATAACTTAACTCTTCTAATATCTCGTCAAAATTTGGATACATAATTTATTTGTGTTTCTGTATATGTTATAAATATAAAAGTTTATTGTAAATGAACCAAATTATCATAATTCGTTCCTTCATCTGCTTTGACGGGGAATCCACCTTTTTCCATAATGGTCGGTAGGAGGTTCAAAATTTTATCTCTTTCGGATGGGTGAGTGTCGATTAGGAACGCATCATATGTGTATAAGATTATTTTCGATTTCATCCCACTCATAAACTCCAACATCTCTACCATCTTCATATAGTTTATTTCAGTTTCTAATGCTTGTAGAAGATAGTTAAATATTTTTTGTTGATTCGGTAATTCGATTCGATTATGATTAATTTCCCTTTTAAATAAAGGTGTCGTTAATTTACCCGAAATTACATACCGTTGATACAAACTCTCAATATATGAATCTACTTTTTGAAAGAACGGTATCCCTCTTGCAAAATCGTCTAAACCTCCGTAGAGATATTTAAACGTTAATCCTTTTGCCGTATCGTAATCCGTTCCATAATGGTTTGCAAGATATTGGTGAGCAGATATTCCTTTTGGAAACTTATACCCTATCAATCCCGCAATCAAACGGATGTGGTAAGATTCATAATCAAATTGAATTAAACTCCCAAACGTCCACCTACTTATGATAGTTCCCCTACTCCCATCACCTTTAGGAAGAGCAGAGTAATTTACGTTTAAGTGTCTATTGGATGGTCTACCCGTAATAGTATATGGATTGTATTGTGTGTGTACCCTACCCTCATTGATGTATCTATAATCGAAGCTAAATCTATCAATAAAATTTTCCACTTCGACTTGAACCCCAGCCCCTTCCACTTTTCCTAATAGAGAGATTGAATCTGAATACTTACGATACCAATCCTTTATCTCAAAACCTTCAGGTATTGATTTTAAGAGTTCGTACCACTTCATAAGAGGAATACAGTCGTTGTTGAAAAGATAATCGTTTCTATACCCCTTAAAAAGAGTTTCTACAAAATCATTAAATATAAATGGTTTACCTACTGATTCAAAATATACCCACTCATAATCAAGTCCGTTTGATTGGATATATCGGTTTCCTAATACTAATGTGTTTGGATTGCAGAGTTTAGATATTGGAAATGGTGTAACAGAATCCGCATCAATGTGTTGGAAATTTAAAATAAAATCCGTATCTTTAGTTTTTATATATACAAATGAAATTGGAAACATTGATTGATGCCCCCTTTGAGAACTCCATACAGGAACTATCAATAAAATCTCCTCTGGATTTAATAAGTGTAAATCTATATCTTTCTCAATTATATTCATATCTACAAAGATACAAAAAATAATTGATATTTCAAAATTTATTTATGAAATTGTAAAATATTAGGTAAATATAATCCTAAATTTTTTATCTGTTCCGCTCCTAATTGTATAGATGCTTTATTTGAATTATAAACTCCTTTATCTATAACCATACCATTATCACTATATACCATATCTAATGGTCCTCTTATCCTCCAATAAATACTTCCAATTAACCAGTATGGGTTTGTTGTTAAATCACCATATGTATCCGAATCTATTTCATAAACAAATCCATTTACATCATTTGCTTTTTGAGTAAAAAATCTCGTAATAACACCATTATAATAATCGTCTTCTGTTGGAGAAGGTACTATTGTTTTTGGTATTTCTAAAGAATATAGTTTTTTATCTTTTATTAAATCATTATACATTTTCTCCTGCTTTTATTCTAAATCCTGCTTCAATTGTAGTCTTCCAACCACCATCATCTATACCTTGCTTTACATTTTCTACTTGAAAATAACCATTTTCATTATAAATTTCAGGTACACCATTTAAATGAAAATATTCACCACAACTAATTCCAGCAATACCATCTATTACAAGTGTAATTTTTAAATAAGTTAAAGCAGTTGTTCCGGCTTTTTGTTTTCTTGGTTTAACAAATTTTTGTATTAATGCAGCATCCGTATATATAAAGTTTTTTATCGAGTTATCATTTTCACTTGCTTTAAATCTTATATAATTTTTACCATATACTTCACTTGCATTTTTTATTTCTTCTTGTGCATCTTTTGGTGGTGGAGGTGGAACTTCTTCTTCTAAATCTGTAGTTTCTTTTATAATATTATTCCAATCTTTTGCTTCTTTTATAATTTGTACTTCAACTGCATTTATAGAATAATACCCATCTGCGTTTTTTGCATAAGATAAATCAGCATGTTGAAATGGGTCTTTTTCAGGAACAGATGATTTTCCTTCTACTGCATCGTTTTCCGTTGCTGCAATTGCCAATTGAGTAGAATATAATGCTTGTGCCTGCATCAATGTACTCAATTCCATATTAAAATTAAATTCTTTCACTACAGAATTTAATGAATTTATTTTAAATCTAAAAATTTCATTTTTTTGTTCTGGAGGGTTTGGTATATCTAATTTTACATCCATTATAATTAAAGGAGCTCCAGTGTTTGCATCAGATTCTTTTTGTAGTCCTAATTTGCACAACCCAAACATATTATTATTTATGGTATCTAATAACCCATTTACAACATCAGCCGCAGTATATGCATCATTATAAATTTTTTTAAAAGAATTATAATTAAAATATAAATTTAATAAATTACCAACATATGATGATGCTTTTATTTCTTTTGATTCATCATCGTATATTGTAATACTTTCTATTGTTTCCGATGGTTGTTTTAAATTAAAACTTCTCCCATGTATTGGACAATTTTCTGCTTTTTTTATATCACCATCTAATATTATAACATCTTTTTGTTTTGCAACTTTTTTAACTCTAATTTTTGGTAATTTACCTGGTAATATAAATTCCGTTGTAGGTGATATTATTAAATAATTAGATGATATTGGTATTAATGGTATTGTTTTTGCTTTATCTTCATAGTACGCCCAATGAATTGTTTCTTTATATTCGTTATATAATTTCATATTATTTAACAAATATAAAATAAGTCTCATTGAAATATATGGGTCTTTTGAAACAGTAGTTTGTTTTTGAGTTTTAGTTACAGTTGATTTTCCCCAATTAAAAAACTCCTTTCCCCATTTTTTATCATCTCCTAATAATGTGGTAAATTCAGGATTATTTAATTCTGCTGCTAATTTATTTATCCAAGTTTTATATCCAGTATTTGCAGTTTTGTCTTTTTCTTTTTTATTAATTTTATCGGAATTTTTTGCTCTTTTTATTGGCATCCATAATTGGAGTTCATTCCCAGCTGATATTGTTATAGTAATTGAATATGTCCCGTCTGCTTCAGGTGAGTAGTTAAAATTTGTAACTTTACCCGCCATAAAATCATAATTACCTTTTGTATTTTTTAAAGTCGATATATACTTTCCTTTTGCAATTTTATACGCATTTTCTTGGTGAGAAAATATTTCAGCAAATTGTTTTAAATAGTTTTCGTGATTTTTGTTAGCAAACATTCTAGAAGTAATTTCTATATCTTTATTTCTGATATTAGTATTCCAACCGTATTCCAAAACAACATTCATTGATGGTCTTAAAAAAAACAATTCAAACATTTCTAATTGTTTTAATGTAAATACCCGTACTTTAACTTCTGCAACTTTTAATGTGTTGTTTGCACCATCCGTATCTATTTCTACTGATTCTATTATTGGTGTAGAAACTCTTCTATTGGTTTCACCTTCAACTTCAATAGGTTTACCTTCCAAATCATATCCAACAATAGTTTTGCCAATTTGATAATTATCAGTTACATTTATTGAATTTGCAACAACACATCCTTTATATGCATTTGCCGAATATTTTGATTGTGCTATTGATGCTTTTATTTGAGCAGGAGTTTTTTCTTCTTTAGTTACTACTGCAGCAGAACTTAATACAACAAAAGGCATAAGTGTATTAAGAATATCTTGATTGCTTTCTCTCCGTTCTATACTTTCTGTAATCCACTCCTTCATAGGAGCAATAAATGGAAATCCCATAACTTTATTTATTTATTTTTTCAAAATCATTCATAATTGTATTTAGATTTGAAGGAATTCTTAATTGTTTTCCAGCTTCTATTGAATAAGATGCATCGTTTAAATTATTAGCAATTGCAATTATCCACCAAAGTGATTGGTCATTATAATATTTTAAAGCAAGTACATCTAATCTATCCGAAGAATCTGATATAATGTATATATCATCATTTGATGCTTTAATTTTTGGGTATATAACACTACCTAAATACTTTCTTTTAGTATCAGTTGTTGTTAAATTTGTTGAGTATCTATATCTATCTGCCATATAATATTAACTATAGTATGAAGCTAAAAAGGTACGAAGTGCTGCTTCTTGTTTTATAATTTCAGGGTCTGTTGAATCTTTGGATTCTTTTGAGTTAGAATTTGCTTCTGTTTTTGCCGTTTCTTCTTTCTCTTCTACAATATCTACTTCAGTTGCCCTTCCATCGAAATTATAATTATAAGTTGTAGTTCCTGGTGATGTTTCAATTTGATGGTTATTTTCAATTAGTTTAATACTAATTGATGCATCTATTACGGATGGATATAATGATGATTTTTCAGATGGTTTATTAATCATATTTCTTTCAAAATTAACCCAAGATGTATTTTCATCAATACTAAATGAAAGTGATTCCATATATCCAAATACATTTTGATACATATCACCAATTGAAACGTATAATAAATTTGGTGAAAACGCAATTTGAGCGTTTTTTGCATCTGCACCCGTTTTTCCTGCGTAATTTATTGTTGATGTTGTTTCATATGGAAAGGCCAATGATTTTAAATAATTTATTTTTTTAATCATTGTTTGTTTTTGGTTTGGTGCGTGATAGTATAATTTTAAATTAAATTTTAAACTTCTTTCTACACCACTATATCTGTATATTTTAAATGGAGAACCTACATATTTAAAACCATTCCATTCGGGTGAAATATCTTCGGAAATACCAGATATAGAACCAACAAATGGAACTACGGTACTATTACCATATTTTTTAAATAAAACGGGTACTTGATTTGCATTTGGATATGCTTCAATTGCTTCTTTAAACAAAGCTGAATTTTTATAACTTTCGGTATCTAATATTTTAAGAGTAGCCGCATCCCAACCAAAATATTTAGTACTGTTATCTTTTCTTTCTTTCAACTCCATAGAAGCCCTGCTATCATTTGGGTCTATGTATAAATGTTCCGATGAATATAGTGAAAATGGTTTTTTGTTTGTATATGCTTCGGTCCCAAAAGAACCATTTTGAGGTAAATCAAACCTATTGTTACTAAATCTTTCTTTTAATTCCTTTAAACCACTTTTACTTCCGTATTTATTTAGTGATTTAATTGCTGCATTGGTTGCAGCACCTCTTATAGATGAACCACCTTGGTTTATATTATTAACTATGGAATCCGGTGGTGGGTTTGTTTTTACTACATAACCACCATCATCAGTACCATTTTTACCATAACCACCATCAACCGTATCTCTTAACAGAGCCGGTGTAAATGCACTTATTGTAATTGGTTTAGCTAATGGGTCTCCTTTTTTAAATATAGTATCAGATGGTCTGTTTGCAACTCCTCCAATAATACCTGAAATTTGTCCACCCACTGCATCGGCAATGGAGTCTGGAGAAGATGCGGCTAAAGCAGCTTCTCTCGGTGGATTAAGCAATCCCCTACTATCTATACGAATAAGTTCTTTATTGTATAGTTCTTTTTTTTGAGAATTGAAAAGGTCTAATATTGTTGCCATTTATAGTTCTGTATTTACTATAAATATGTTTATTATTAAAATATTAGATTATTTTAATTTTGATTTTATTTTTGCAGAAACTCTGTTAGTTGTAGAGTTATCTTTGAGTGATTGTATTAAAATATCTCTAACTGCTTTTTGAAATTTTTGAAAGTCCATATCATCAACACCATCATATGATTTTATTGCTTTTTGCCATTCAGGAAGTTGTAACCAATAATCAATAACACTCACATCGTACCCATAATCTGCCATTATTGCATTCATTTTGGCAACAACTCTATCGTTATCATATATGGTTTGAAATAGTTTTTTTACATTCTTACCAATTGCTTTATCATCACTTTGCAAATGATTGCCAAAATTAATAAGTAAGTCACCTAACCATTGTGTCAACCAAAAGGTCATAAACGGTTTAAGTAATGATATTAAAAGGTTATTTTCGTTTAATTCTTCTTTCTTTTTCAATATATTTTTCTTTTAAATAAATATAATTTATTTTGCTAAACCGTATGATGCTCTATTTGAATTTAATAATGTTTTATTTACTTTAATACCATCCAAATTAATTGTTTTACCAGTTTCTGTACTTGTTAATATAGCTTGTAATAATGCGTTTGTAGTAGCTTGTTGTGCAATTTGTTCGTTTGCTATTTTATTTCCAAATTCAAATTCTTTTTGATGGATTATTCCTCTAATACCCGCCTCAGATTGGGTTTTACTATCTACCGTAAGTTGATTTTTACTTATTGTACTTGCAGTATCTGTTATTGCTTTTGTACTAGTATCTTGTATTCCTTTAAATCCATCATTTGTTAAACTTCCTCCTCCTCCTGTACCAGCTGCTTTTTTAAGTTCAGCTGCTTTTTGTCTTTGTACTTCTGCTAACGCATCTTTTGTAGATGCTATATTATTTTCTTTAGCTTGTAATTTATCTTTTTTACCTTGCCAATCTGCATCACCTGTGGCTGAACCTACAAACATTCTATAAAAAGGAAGATTTCTTTCTGCCCAAGTACCAACCCCTTCCATTTTATTTTTTTCTTGAATTGCAAGTGATTTTTTTAAATCTGCTTCCTTTTTAGCTAATTCATCTGCTTTCTTTTTAGCTAATACTTGAGTTCCACCAAAGAAATCTTCTGCATTTAATTGTCCTCCTTTAGCTGCTGCTTTTCCTGCTGCATCTCTATAATCTAATATTCTTTTATCACTACCACTAACATAACCCGCTGCAACTAATTTTGCTAAATCAGATTGAGATTTTCCAAATGAAGCAGTTGCATCTTGCATTTGTTGTGCAGTTGCTTTGGCAGGTAATAACGTTTTAAATTCACCTGTAAAATTTCCAAATAGATTTGCCATATTACTGGCAGCAGTAGTAGCTCTCATTTCTTGAACTGCTCTATCTATGTCTTGGTCATTTTCTAATTTGGCAGTTTTTATTCTCCATTTGGCTTCTAACGCAATTCCATCCAATCTTTGCAATTGTTCAATAGCCAACATATCCAACCTTTTATCCTGTTCAAACTTTAACATTTTAGCTCGCATATCTTGCTCCATAGCAAGTTTTGTAGCTTCGTTTGAAATATCTTGTCTTAATGCACCATTTGCTATTGCCGCTCCCGTTTTTGCTGCGTTTTCTGCTTCTAATTGTCCTTTTGATTTGGTTTCTTTTCCGGACATCATATTCATTAACTCACCAATATCCATACCAGTTGCTTGACTCAATTGTTGTTTAGCAAATGGATTCATTGCACCAATATCAATTCCACCTAACGCGGATTTCATTGCACTTGCAGCTTCTGAAGTTTTACCACTCATTAAAAGAGCTCTTGTCTCAGAAAGGTCTACATTTTGACCTAACATAGCACCCAAACTCATTTCTGCTTGTATGCTATCTTTATAATTTAATACCATTGCATCAGATGCTTTCATCATTGAAGTCATTGATGTATTCATGCTTTTTAACTGAACAATCTGTTTAGCATATTCCATTGAAGTGTAATTTGTATATTTAAATATTTCTTCTTGTGAATCTGCCATTTCTTTATGCAATTGAGCAGGAGACATATCGTTCATTTTTGCAAATGCAGCCACACCCGCTACCATATTTAATGCTTGGCGTGCAGTAGATTTATCCATTAATCTAAACGTTTTACTCATTGTTAAAACTTCATCCGAAGTTGCTCCAAACATTGCACCCAATCCTGCGGCAGAGGTTGCCATTGAGACTTGATTTTTTAATGTAGTTCCTAATGTAACTCCTACGTTTTTAACTGCATCCATTACTGCTTCAGTTGATGAACCTATTGCTTGTAATGCTCTTTCAGAAATTCCTATAGATTTTCGCATATTACTCATATTAAGAGTAAATAACGTTTTGGTTCTTGCCGCATTTGCTTCAAACGTTTGAACCGCTTGTTGCTGCGAAAAATTCATCCAATCAGCTTCTTTATCTTTTCTAAAGTTATATTCGTCTGTAACTAAACTTTGTTGATAAGTTAATAAATCAGTTTCAGATTGTTTTTGTAAATCAAACATATCCCTTTCCATTGCCTGTCTTTGCAGTAATGGTTGAACAAAGTTCCAATTAGCTTTCTTTTGTCTACCTTCTTTGGTATCCAAATACAATCCTTTATCTCTTTTAAATGATGCAGAATTGGGGTCAGCTGACATTGCGGTTTTATTATCAAACATTACTGATAATGCCGTACCCGTCTCATAAAGTTTTCCTCTTACCTCTTCTATCGCATCGGCAAAGGCACTTACTGCTTGGTATGCTGCAATTATTTGACCTCCAAATTTTACCATCCCACCACCAAATTTTGCCAATGAACCAGTAACTGAACCAAATTTAGATGCTAATCCCATTCCAGACTTTAGAACATCTCCAGCTGGTCCTTTTTTATTTTTTACACCTGAGAATGATTTAAGAAATGCATCTGCACCTTTTTTACCAAGTATGTTACTCCAACCTTTCATGTTTTTTGCACCAAACATATCGTTTAGGTCACTTTGTCCTTGGGCAAGTTTTTTCTCAGTTGGAGTTAATTTTTTCTTTTTTTCTTCCTTACCGGCGTTTTTAGCAGCTTGTTCTACGTTGTTTGCAGCAGATGCCATTTTATCTGCGGCATCTGCAAATTTATCCATAACAGGTCCTAATGCAGAACTAATTGAACGTGAGACAGCGGATGCAATTCCTCTTTCAGTAGTTTGTGATTTTAGATTACTTGTTGATTTTTTGGCCATTTACGCAGAATTATTTATAATAAATATTAAATAAATAAATTACTTTCTTCTAGCTAATGAATTTCTATTTCCAGATGATTTATTAATAATATCTTCGTATGAATTTTTTTCCTGCTCTTTGGCATTTAATAATTCATTCCAATAAAATTCTCTTAATTTGACGGGCATAAAATATAAGTCACTCCAATTAAACCCACCATTAGAATTATAGATAATAGTAAATATTTTTTTATGTAAAGCTACAGAATAATTAATCGGCAGGGTAAAAAAAGTCTGCCGAAATCGGCACTTTCAACGCCTCCGTTTCGTTAGTAAAAGGTGATGTATATTCAAATGTAAAATCTACATCAGGTGTAATCGTTGCCATATATTTTCTTAATGCTCTTGCATCTTGTGCTTGAAATTGATTAATTACAAAATTACTAATATATCCAACTTCTCTATTTCCATTTACTTCAATTATAACTCTTCTATATCTAGCAGTTACTTCATTTGATTGTTTTAAAGTTTTTTCAGCTGCTTCAATATCTTTTTGAATTGATATTTCATCACCATGAGTAAGTAATTTAAATTTAATATCAGCACCAGATTTTGGTAATTTAAAACCATATTCGTTTTCTCTATTTAATTTAGATTCATCAACTTCTTTAATTGATAATTTACCCATATCTACTGTAACTTCTACATTTTCATTTTCAGAAGGGTCTGTTACATTTACTTTGTATTCAGCACCATAAGCTAATACACGTGTTGCAACTAATATTGCATTTTTATCACCTATTAGTAAATCATTAATATTAATAGATGAATCCACAATAATTGATTCTAACAATTTATCTAAAACAATTCCTTTACGAATGAGATTTGTAGAAGTTAAAATATCTTCTTCTTTTGCAGTTAATAATTTAACTGTAATCTCCCCTTTTGATAATGGATTTGATTCCGGATATACCAAACCTTTTGATGGTAATGAAATTACTTCAGTAGGAAATGGATAGGATTTTTGTTGTTGTGTAAACTGAGGTCCTAAACCTCGTGTAACTTGTTGTTCTAATTGTTCTTCCATAATATAACTTGATGTGTTTATTAATATATATCACATTTTTAAAAAAATAAAGGGGAACATTTCTGCTCCCCTCTTATTTCAATTACTTTATTTATTTTTAGTATTCTAATATTGCGTAATCATAAGTTAAAGTTAATTCGATTGAAACAGGGTCGTTTGATGCCCAATCCAATTCACCAAAGTTTGCAGATGTAATAAATGCTCCTTTGATTGTCCATTGTTCAACTTTATCACCCACTGGTCCTAATAAAAAGAAAGTAACATCTTTTTTATAGAATGATGAGTATCCATCTCTACCCGTTAATGATTCATGTGATTGACGAATCCACTCCATAACTTGCTGTGCTCCAGATGGAACGATTGGGTCATAAAGAGTGATGTTCATATCATCCCAATTAGATTTTCCTTTTATCTTACGCTTTACGTTGATATGGTCTAATTCAACTATTTCTGAAGTAAATGTTGGTCTACTTGCAGTTTTAATGATGTATGATTCGATACCATTGATTTCCATAATGAATCTATTACCAAGCTTTGGTTCAAAATTCTTATAAAATATCTTGTCAAATTCTAATATTTCTGGCATTTTCTTTTTATTTAAATGTTATTCTCTAATAAATATTGTTTTTTAAAATTATCCGTTAAACGCCGCGCCAGTTGGTAAGATGTTGAAATCAATTTGAATGAATTCAGCTGTCTTAGTTGGTTGTAAGTAGATAGCTCCTTTCATAATGTTTCTATCAATTACATCTGGTGTGTTATTAGAATCATCCATTATTACTCTAAACGCGTAAAGTCCTTGTCTTTGTTGGATTGATTCCAAATAAGGATTTACGATGTTTAAGAATCTATTTCTAGTTTCAGCAGTATTTTGTTCAAATACCAAATATCTAGAAGTAGATGCAATGTATTTTCTAACCGTTAATAATAATCTTCTTACGTTAATTCTATCCAATGCAGATGGTTTATCTTGTAATGTTTTTTGTCCGAATACTACAATACCTTGTCCAGGGAACTGAACGATTGGGTTTACCTTTCCTTCATATAATGTATCCTTTTCAGATTGAGTTAATCTATCCAACACTGCTACCGCTCCAATTAATCCACCTCTGTTTAAACCCGCTGGTGCGAACCATTCAGCTGCTACTCTATCGTTTGATGCAAATACACCAGGTAATAATACCGATGGTGGAACTGTAATAAGTTTATTTGTGTTTACATCAATTGTTTTAATCCAAGGATAATAGAATGCCGCGTAGTTGGTATCAACTGCGTCTGCTTGCGTTACAGTTGCTGCTAAATTTGTAGTAGCATTACCCGCATCCGCAATAAAAAATGCATCACTTCTTTCTTCAACCATATCCAATATAGATGTGAATACAGATGGGTGGTCTGCTCTATTTACACCAGGTGCTACAACCATATTAATATCGTATTCATCTTGATTAGATAAAGCCGCGATGTGTTTACCATATGCTTGAGTACCGGTTGATATTGATGTTGATAAATCAAATCCTTGTGTATTTCCTGCATTAATGTCAGAACCTTTGTTAATTACAGTTGCAGGACTTAAACCATCAAATCCTTCTTGGAACGCTACAACAAACTGTGCGTATGAATTACCTACGGATAATGCTGCACCGTTCGTAATTGAATCATCTAAACCAAATGCAGTATTTGCACCGGTTGTAGCTCCGTTAGGAATTGGTTTTAAATATATTTTATTATCATCTTTAATAATTGTACTATCTAAGTTTATGCCAGAATAGTAAATTGAACTAGATGCTGCAGATGAACCAGTTGCGTAAGTTACAGTTGGAATTAATGCACTTACTAATGTTGATGCAGATATTGGTAATTTATATGCCTCATGTCCAAATGGAACTGCTTGAACAGGTGCTGCCGAATTTAAGTTTTTAATTCTAATATATTTTGAATTATTAACCCAATCACCATTTTCTGTTATTTTTCCAGATGATGCAATTTGTCTGTATCTATCTCCTATTACTCTTGAAATATAATTAGGAGAGTTAGGGTCTAGATTTACATTTGCAAATGTTTCTAATACTACTTTTTTCTTATCAGTATCATTGAAATCTCTTACAACTACTGTAAATATACCATAATCAGTACCATTTACAGACCCCGCTGCTTTAATATTTGTAATACCAATTTTTACTTTAGTATTTGCCGCATTTCCTGCTCCAATTGTTTCAAATTGGAATAAATTTGTTCTACTTCCTCCAATTGTTTGTGATTGAATATATGGAGTTACTGCTTCTTGTGCGTCAAATGCGAAGTCTTGGTCACCTAATGCTAAAACCGAAGATGATGCACTACCATCTAAAGTAACACCGTGGTTTTTAAAGAATCCATATACATACGCACCTTTAGAACCAAATGGGGAATTACCAAATACAGATTCAATATCATTTGTACTTTCTGGGTTTAGTGAAATAGAACCACTATATCCTAATTCAGAACCACTAATAGTTAAATTTCCATTAAATGAATTAGATGCTTCGGAATTGGTAAATCCGATTGCGTCAGTATCAGTATTAAATAAAATACCTGCAACTTTTGTACCAGTTGAACCTGATACTTGTATTAATAGAGGATTTTGTTCAGTATATCCACCGATTCCTCCAACTCTACAGATTGTAGCAACTCCTGATTCTCTTAAATATGATTGTACTGCTAAAGGTGTGTAGTATGTATCATCAACTGTTCCAAAAAGTTCTTGAAATTCTGATTGAGAATTTACAATTGTTGGAACTAAAGGTCCTTCTTTAAAAGGTCCGATGAAAGCTGCACCAATATCAGCTACACCTTGTTGTAAAAATGAAAGGTCGTTTTCTTTTGTAAAAACACCTGGTGATACTATTTTGTCTGCCATTTGTATTCTAATTTAAAAATTTTATTATCTTAATATAAATATAAAAATTATTTTCAAAACAACAAAATCTTATTTGTAGTTAGGAGAGAAATAATCATATACTTGTCCTACTTGTGCCGCAGTTTGTAATGTGTTATAAAATAATACTGGTCCAATTTGTCCGTTCCAAAATGTATTTCTTGCACTATTACTACCGATTGTTACATAGTTAGTTGATGATGGTGCAGTAAATGCATTTGTAGCAGATGTTCCTACCGATGTTTTATCTACATATACTGTTGCAGTTCCGGATGGTTGGAATGTTGCCGAAATCATATACCAAACGTTTGAAGATAATGAAGTTGTATGTAAATTACTATTTCCTAATATACTACCATAGAATCTTACTCTATTTAAAGTAGAAAGGTTTGTTGATTCAATTGCTAAACCATAAAATCCACCATAGTCAAAAATATGTCTTGTACTAGTACCCAATGTTGTTGTAGGTCTAATCCAAATGTGAATAGTACCTGTATTTGTATTAAATTGAGTTATACCTCCATTAATATTTGATGCAGTATCTTTATAAAATAAATCTTCACCATCAAAAGAATAGTATCTTTCTTTTCTACTTGCACCATTATTGTATGCCGGATTTCCACCTGATTTTGATAACGGTCCCTGTGCTCCAGGTCTAACACCCGTACCATACCCACTCATATCCAATAAATCCACCGTTGGTGTACCAGTTGCGGGTAACGAACCTGCTGCAAATGATGCAGTTTTAGCAGGTTCTAAATACATTCTTAATCCAGATGCAGGTATACGTGGTTGAGTTGCCGTTCCTTTGTTGTGTGATATTGTATTATTTGCCAAATAAACGTCAGCATTTTCTACATTAAGTGTTACAATTTCAACATCTTCTACTATTTTAGCAACATCATATACCAATACTTCAACCAAACCATCAGTTTCATCATAAGTTAATACTGAATCTCCTGGTAATATGTTTTCTACGGCTTTAAAGTGATATTTTTGTGTTTCCGAATCAAGTACATATAATGGGTGAGTTCCGGTTGCTTTTATTAAACCATTGTTAATGTTGTAATACCCACTTGCAAAGTTAAATGTAATATCAGATACAGTTACATCCTGATATTCACCCTCAGCAGTATCTGAATTAAACATTCTCCATTCAGTTGCTTCTGTATCAGTACCATCTAATGATTCATCTGGTAATCCTGCTGGCACCCATGCTTTAATTACATCACCAACTGCCAAATCTTCTATATTTACAACAGTATTATCTGCTTTTGTTATAGGAGTATCAAATAATAAACAGAAATCAGGTTGATTAATTGTGTTATAAACATCAACTGCAAATAAAGTTTTTGTAACAGTAGAGTTATAATTTGTTGCCGTAGTATTAAAACCATCATTATAAGTCATCGATAAAATTGATTCTGCTTCAGAATATGTTGATACTGATATTCCTGCTGCTGCTACGGGAAACGTTGAAGTTGCTCCTAATGTTGCAGCATTAACTACAAAGTTTGCATTATTAAATGATACCGAATAGTTTGCAGCTACACCAGCAACTCTTGTAGTATGAGCAGCTCCTGCACTTCCAAATGTAAATGTAGCATTTTCAATTGTATTTTCTACAATATATGTAAAAGTTGGTGGAGTTACATTTACTGAATCAATTGCAAATGCTCCAATGGAAATTGAAGTTCCTGCATTTGCATTTCGTGCATTTAATGATGATGCTTGTGAAGTTCTTGCTGAACCTACAGTTGCTCTGTATAAATTTCCTAAAGATAAATTATTTTTTGGCATATTAGTATGTGTTATTCTCCGTTATAAATATCTAAAAGTTTTTCTTTCCACACATCTTTATTTCCAAAGTGTATTTTCATCCAATCTTTTAGTTTGTGATGTTCTGTTTTTCTTTCTTCATAACTATCTTTACAGATTTGCTCATAGGTTTCCTTAAAAGTTTCTGCATCTTTTGCTTTATATTTGTAGTCAAGGGGAATACACCAGTTTTCATGTAATATTGGTACTTTACCCCAATCAACTGCTTCAAATATTCCATATCCAAATGGTTCAAATTCAAAACACGAGTGAGATACACCCCAATCAAGTCCGTAGAACCTTTCTTTATATTTGTAATCAAACTTATAAATTTTACTTTTTTCGAATTTGTGTCCATATTTCTTTCGGTAATATTTATTAAATGTTTCTGAATTAGTAGAAATGTAATTTTCAAATGGTTCTATGAACTCTAAATTTTTTCTACCTTCTGCTCTTGCGGCAAACCCAATTTTTAATGACTCCGAAACTTCTTTATTTACTTTAAATTCGTAACAATTTGGTATATGATATAAATTTTCTGTTTTATATGGAAAATGATACAATCCTATCCAAACTTTATTTTTAATTTTATCAATCATTTCTGATTCATA